ATTCCTATTAGTAGTACGTTACGAATAAAAGTTATTGCTAAATTCAGTAATATCATTTTCAAAATCTTGTTGAGAAGCAAAACCGTCTTTTAAACCGGTAACAACATTTATATTATTAGATGAAGGAGTTCCAGATACAATCTTTTCTCCGTTAGGTCCTACGTACTCAAAAACTTCTCTTAACCATTGATTAGCAGTTGATGACCCATTTCCTACACTATCTATTCTTTCTAATAAGCTGTGATTGGTTCCGGGAGCTCTATCACCTGTTGGTTTATATTTTTCAAAACCTCCTGATCCTGTGGCAGCTTTTATAAAAGTTTCTTCGTTTATATCTACATTATACCTGTCAGCAAAGGCATAAAGATAATCTATTTGTTTTTGAGCTTGTCCTTGTACGTGGCTAGGATCATATCCATTATATCCCCAAGAGTAAGGTGCTGTTAAACGTAGAGTATCATTTTTTACTGCTTCATCAAATTCAGGAGTACCAGCATTTAACCATGCAGTTTGATCTGAGTCACTAGGCACTCCATTATTTTTATCAAGAATATCTTGCGAAGTAACTCTAAACTCTACACCACCCATAGGTTCTTTGCGTTTTTCTTTTCCCCCAAATCCACTCCAACCTGTTAGCATTTTTATTCCTTCGTAAAGAGCTACGTAGGGAGCAAGAGCTGGATTTAACAATGCTGCTGTTTGCAAAGTTCCTGAAACTTTTCCTTCAGCTGTACCAGAATTAAAAGCTTGTTTTATACTATATATTTGAAGTAGTTGGCTTCCTACTTTAAGAGCACCAGACCAACTTGAACCTGCAGTAGCAGCAGCTCCTCCTGCTCCAGCTCCAACAGTTGCTCCATAACCTACTGATCCCATGTTTGCTAAATAGCCTGTGCCAGCAGTTGCAGCATTACTAAGAGAAGCAGCTCCGGCAAGAGAAGCTGGTGGAGCTGAACTTAAACCTATACTGCTTTGAGCTGCTGTAGTGCCTAGGCCTGTTGCAAAAGCTTTTGAGTAGTTGGCTAAATCTACTCCTGCACCTGCATATGTTCCATAGGCTGAAGAAGGAGAGGTAGTAATAGTATTTTGACCAGTATAAGCAGGTTCTGAACCAAACATTTGATTATATACAGATTCTCCAGAGTTATAAGCATCTCTTATATCTCCTATACCAATTCCCGGCTCACGCATTTCTCCTGAGTCGTCTATTTCATCTATAGTTCCAGCATCTGTAGTAGAACTACTTCTGTAAGAAGGTACAGGAGGTACAGAACCTATACTAATACCTTGTGAAGTATCAAACTCAGAAGCTATTTTTGATACTGTTGAACCAAAAGGACCTAATGCATTTAGTTGTGCATCTACTCCAGTAACACTGGTGCCTAATCTTTTACGTTCTGCTTCTTTTTCCTCATCAGTAAATAACATAACAGCATCAGAAAGATCAGTGCTTAAAGGATCACTACCACCCGGCACATCTATATCTTGTTTGTTTTCTGTTATTTCCGGAACGTCATATCCCGTAGGTTTAGTAAGCTCAGGATCATACATCTGAGATGCATACTGAGAACTAAACGCATCTGAGCCTACTCCAATTTTTTTATTGTTTAAACTGGATACAGACTGTGAAAAGAATACGTCACTAAGATCGGTATTAGTAGCCATTATTTACTTTCTTTTTCCTTTTTCATCTCGTCATAATTATTCTTCAAATTGAGAAGCATTGCCAGCAAACTGGCTCTCCCCTGCAGCCGGTACACCTCCAGTTCCGATGGTGCCATTACCAGAGCCTGTAAGGTCTGATGGTTGAGTGCCTTGAGCAGGTTGTTGAGGGGCTCCCATGCTTGTTGGCTGCCCACTATTGGAGCTAGGGCTTTGAGGGCCTCCTGATTCTGGTTGTTGTTGTCCTTGTTGGGCATCTGGCTGCATTCCTTTCAGCATTTCGGCATAAATCTGTGCTTGATTCATATCATTAACAAGACTATCTGGATCTATATCTTGAGAGATAGCTAATTCTTTTATAAGGTTAGGTATTTTAATAAACGGAGCAAGCATAGGGTTTGCTACTGTTTGTAGTAAGGCTGTAAGACGTTGAGAACGAACTTCTTTTTGCATTACAGAAGCTACACCTTTTGGTTTAATCTCAAGATCACCCTCTGACTCAGGTTCATCTTCATTAAACTGCATGTTCCATTGAAAAAAAGCTTCTCCTATTGGTTTAAGAAGATGGTCATCAATGTTTTTAATAACAGTTTTAATAGACAGTCCAGCCGATCCTAATAGCATAGATAATCCAGCTGCTGTTCTTCCTGTACCCGTAACACCAGTCTGTCCATGCATTATACTAGGTATACCAGTTTCTTCGTCAGCAAGCTGTCTTGCTTTATCATACATCTGTATGTTCTCACCTGCTGTGTTAGGAAATTTTATGCCATTTATAGCTGTTCCTGTAACACCAGATTGTCTTCTAAATATTTTGCCCGGGAATATGTCGTAGTTTTGTCCGGGTACCAAAGATGTTTCATCAACATCAAAAACCATGTTTCCTGCTAAAGATAAGTTATCAATAGCCATACGAACATGACCGTTCATAAGCATCTGTGCATCTTCCATGTTTTCTGGTATGCCAATACCCCATATTTGATAAGGGCTTATTTCATAAGGAAATATTTGATAAGGAATACGCATTGGTGTAAATGGATTCATAACAGCTCGTAATATTTGTCCACCACATATCCATACGTTTACTTGAACTTGTGATAAGTTATCACCATCAGGAGCATCCATGCCTATTTCTTCCATAAAGGAAGAATCTACACATCCCCAATATTCAAGAACTTCAAATCGTTCTGTAGAATGTTGGTTAGCTCCTTCTTCATCTCTTATAACACTTTCATAGTATTTATCAGTGTAATTTCCTCCTCCAGCTAATACTTCATTTATAGCTTCTGGATCAAACATAGGCATATCCATAAGACCACGAACTTGAGTCCTATTCATCTTATGTCTTTGTATAACGTAATCACAATCTTCCATATTTGTAGCCATAGGATCAGGATATAAATCCCAACAAGATACAGCTTCTATTTTAGGCACATCTTTATATGTTGGAGTGTATTCTCTTTGCTCTTCTGTTTTCATCCATCTATGAATAGTTTTAGTATGTGTAAATGGGCCTTTCACTATTCCTGTACCAAGTAGCACAGATTCAAAAATAGAATTTCTAACAGCTGTAGTAGCATTAGTTCCTGTCAACTGATCATGGATAATCTTTTCCATTCGTAGAGCTGCTTCTTGGGCAGGAGATATTTGAGGTTCTCCTATCCTAGATGGACCTTCTCCTATTGGAGCTCCTTCATACTTTGAGGACAATCCTCCAAGATAGTCTAGTTGTTCTGTAGCTTCCATGGCTCCGGGAGGTAGGTTCCTACCGTCTCCAGAGTACCCATAAGGATCTTGAGGCATAGCTTCATCTAAAGGTGTTTTCATATGAGCAAATTCTGCTATACCTTCTGGTACAGGAGTTGCCTCTACTGTAATGGGAAACTTTTTATTTGCAAAAAGTATATCTACTATTTGCCCATAAGCAGCCAGCACTTTAGTTTTGGTTATCTTTATAAAGACTTTAGATTTTTCTGTTGAGGTATACTGTGTAGTACTATCATAAATACCTCTGAAGTTTTTATAAGCTTTTAACCACCTTGTTTCATGTACCTGTCTTCCATCTTCTGCTTCCTGTTGTCTTCCTTGTATTAAGGAAATAAGTCCGGGGGCAGAGTCTGGATTAAAGTCTTTTGAAACGTCTACAGGATCACTCATTATTTATACCTTGTTTATTATTATTTATGAGATTTTGACTGGCTCATAATCATGCCTAGTTGTGCAGTGTGGCCACTACCTTTACCAGAAGAGGACATCATAGTTGATTCAAATGGTCCTTCAATGCTACCAGCATTAGTACCAGCAATATCTCCTTCTAATTTTGCTCTGTATAGTGAGCCTTCATTAGCTTCATTCATAGCTCCATGTTTTAAACTTCCGTTCATATAGCTCATTAAGTTGTTCATAGTCGTCTCCCTTTATTATTATTATGATCCAAAACCAGCCTCTAACATCTGTCTGTTAATTCTGTCATCGTTGGTTTCTACTTGATTATCACCTATTTGTGATGGATTTTGCTGCATATCATATTCTATGTCAGCTAAACTTTGTGCCTCTTCTTTTCTTTCTTGAGCTGCAGCTAAACTTGATTTCATTTCTGCTGCTCCGGAATCTTGCTCAAGAGTAGCCATTGATTCTAAAGTTGCTTCACCTCTTCCTACGGTTCCTCTGCTAGGACTAAGCATGTTGCCTACAAGTTTTACAGCTCCTACTCCTACTTTTCTTGTAGGTATTAAACTTACAGCACCAGCTACTCCTGTTAAAAACCTTTGTCCGGGAGGCATTCCTTTCATAGCTTCTATTTGTGCATCCATACGAGTTGCTTCTGCATCAACAGACTCATCTACATAGTCTGAAATGTCTCCAACAGCTTGTCTAGCATTCTTTCCAAATTTTGAAAATAGATCTTTGATAGCTTGTAGAGATTCTTTTTTATAAGGTGTCTTTTTTTCAGGAATTACATCATCTGTTCGTATATTATCTACTGCTTCATTTACATTGTCAACATAATTTTCTATGTTATTTGGTGCAGTATTAGTATCTATAGCATTAACTGTTTCAGACACTTGTATATTTAACATTTTATCTTTTGTAGATAACTTTGTTTTAATTTCTTGTAATTGTTTAGAGTCAATAGAAGGTTCATTTGCTAGAGCTGTACCTGTCATATCTATACCATGAGTTTTTCCCATATCTATTACACTATTTCCTTGAGCTTCAGAAACTATTGTTTTTATATAGTTGTCTAAATCTCCAGCTTGAGAAACACCAGAAGTACCTGTTGATGTTTTTATTTCAGCTACGTCAAATGCTGATAGCCCTTTTCCTCCAGCATAGTGTGTTAAAATAGTATCATGAGAAACATGTCCTAAAAGTTGTTTTCCTCTATTTATGCCATACAGAGATATTGCAGTTTTAGCAAATTGGTTTCTTAACATACCTGTTTTAAAAACTTGAGGTTTTCCAAAAGGGTCTTTCCACACTACTCCATTTTTTTTAAATTCAGGTTGAAGAATTTTTTCCATTATATCATTCATTCTTCTTTCTTTATGTATAAAAGCTCCACCAGCCCAGTCTTTCCCTTGAGCTAAACCTATTTGTTTTTGCATAATTTTTTGATGGTACTCTCCTAGATCATAAGAAACAGGAATGTATCCTGCTCCTCTAGCTTTTTTAATAGCATCATATATTTTTCCTTCAGAAGCATCATAATTATGTTCAGTTAAATTCATTAAAGCTTCTTGTCTTACTCCTGTACTAGATTTCATTACAATCCAAGTTTTTAAACTAGAAGCTTTGTTTTTAAGAAGTTCAGCTTGTGCTTTAGTTAAGGTATCACTATTTGTTATGCTTCTTCTTAAATTTTTATAAATGTTAGACTCTTCACCTTTAACTAATGTTCCTCTTCCTGTATTTGCTACGTACTCTAATTCAGCAATTGTGTCATTTATAGTTTTTGTATAATTACTAAAACCTTTATCGGCAACTGAAACTAATTTATAAGCTTTAGGTTTACCTACTAGGTCTAATTTAGTAAGTTTTTTAACTTCTTTATTGTTATATACGTTACCTTTAGGGTTTTCTAATTTTTCATTAGCAATATTAATAAAACGTCTTAAAGCCCCATGTCTTCCTGCATCCATTCCTTTTGAATCAAACAAATCAACAGCTTTTCTGTTGTTTATTTGGCTTACAGGACCATCTGGATCAAACCCTGCATCTACAGCATTATTAAAAGCATTAGTGTACATGCCTCTTTTATCAGGAGATGTAACTGTCTCCAATGATAGTTCTAATGCTTGTTTTAAACTTATTTCATCCATTTATTAATATCCAAATGTTTGGTCTTGGGGTTCATACTTCTGTGTGTGTCTTGACATCCTATGTGTACTATGTACATTTACTAAAGTTCTACTCATTACCATATATCTTAACGCATCGTAAGCATGGTCATCAGCTTTTGTATCCACATCTTCAGGATTGGTTTTGGACAAGGGCAGTGTAGGCAAAGTCCTAATAAGATTATTGCAATTGGAAAAAATACGTACACGAGGATTTCCATAATCGTCACAAGCTAGTCTTCTGTGCACTTCTATCTTTCCGGACATACGGTTTCTGTCTGATGGTATCCATCTTACCCCTCTTCTAATCATTGTTTCTGCTATACTAGGGCCTAGTCCTACTCTATTCCAACAAGAAGCATCTAAAACTGTTAATTGCATTGCAGGATCGTCTTTTTCCATCATGGCTATAGTATCACCTAGTCTTTCACCTGTAAATCCTTTAACATATAGTTCTCTGTATATCCAAAGGTTATTATCCCAGTCTATTGCACCCCAGAGTATACAAGAAGGACTGCTGTAACCATAATCTCCTGATCTTACTCTTGCCCATCCTTCTGGAATCTCAAAAGGATCAGAAACGTGTGTGCTTTTACTAAACTCTGTAAAGGCTGCACCTTCAGCTACATCCCAATCTCCTTCTAGGAGTCTTTTTCTTTCTACTTCAGGTAATG